GCCGAAGGAGTCTAAAGGACTCCGAAGGCGCAAGTGTATTATGTTCTAATGGGCACATAAGTTCCTAGCTGGCCAACACTGTAATTAAGCGGGATAGTAAAGCACATTGATCGGGAACAGACTGGAAATGCTACTACCTCGCAGTAACTATATTGATTTCCATAGTTTAGTAAATAAAAGTGTCGAGCCCATCCCTCCTTTTATAAGCCGACATAAAGATTAGAGGTTTTGGACAGAACAAACTGCTCAAGTAAAGTTAGTACCTTGAAAAAGGAGTGTAAAGCCAGCACTTGCAAAGGCATCAGATTCCGGGCTTAATGTTAGTTCTGTGCATGTATGTATAACCGCAGATAATAACTTCGTGTATTTCAAAGCACAGTTCGCCTTCTATGCTTGCTCGAATCCTATTCGATCACGAATTCCCTGGAATATGAGGTAGCTATCAACTACACGGACCGTCGATCACATTTAATGATCTTCCGGCCTGAGAATGAATATCTCAATCCGGGCGTAGACCGCTTTTAAACGAGTCTACGACACGTAGCCTATGTTCACTTGTATTTTAGTGGATTCTGTTATTTAATACGTTTCGAGCCTGCGCGTATGGACTTGCTGCTACTCTCAAGTGTGATCAATAATTCCTTGATAAGTTTATGCTCGCGCTTTGATACCGTAGATATTGCAAAGTCATGGTCGTATTGAATGTATTGGGCGTTGTTGATTCTGTCATGCATCTTCTGACTATAATCTTCTATTTCACTTCCCGCGAACTTGAGGACAGAAAAGTCTAATGCCAGATCACTTAACTGATCTAATTCAGCTTCGTGTCGGATTGTGCACTGTGACTCAAGTGCATGCGTTAGTGATGAAAGTTGCACTCTCGCAGGAGATGAAGGTTTGTTAGCAGTTACTTTTATAATGCCATCAATATGTTGTTTGGTGATTATTAACTTAACAGAAAATTGACTTAGCAACTCCTCAGCCTGCTGATAAGTTAAGATTTTATCACGTATTAAAAAGTAAGCTATATCAATTAACAATAGAGCATCTTTAATTTTTAGAAAATCCAGTACTGATGAAATTAAAACTTCATTCATTACTGGTGCAAATGAACAAAATAGCTCTAGAACACCTATCTTCCCATCTAGCCAAGCTAAAATGGAACCGGTGGGCAGAAGATGTATTCTATGCCCATCGATAACAAAATTCCTAGCAAACTCAGCTGAGTGAGGTTGTTGCGTCGAAACTACTGTTTTGGACAAGTTAACTCGAACACCTATTTGATCCATAAGATCTATATATTGTGTAAATTGGCTTTCCGAGTTACGCATGAGTAGGTCATCACCTACCAATACATAATTTTCGAACGGGCAGCCGCATATTTGATTAACAATGTAATGATGCACGAGAGCCATGGATGACCAACTACTAAAGAGACCCATGCCTTGTCCAACTGCGTAACGGAGAGTTGGAGATATCTTCTCAAGGGATGAATTCTTTGTAGAGTACTCTCGATCTACTATATCCG